TTTGGAGAATAATATAAATTAGGGTAGTTACGTTCAATAATAGTTTGAATTGTACTCCAACCAATATTAGCATTTTCTACCACCAATAAAGCATTATTATATTCAGTAGCAATAGCTGTTAATATATTTCCAAAATCCTTAGTACCTATTTGACCTTTATATTCACCTACTTGTGTAGCAGATTCTACATCAAATATATGGAATGCCGAATAATCTTTACCATCACCTCTAGCTACGTCAGCTGAAATTAGGTATTGTCTAGTATAATCAGCAGATTCCCATATCCATAAATTTTGGTCTGCTCCTCTTCTTTCTAAAGGTTCTTTAACTGTAGATTTTTCTATAAATTCTAGATATTCAGGGTAGAATACAATATCACCAGAAGTACTAAAATCACAATCACACTCTTGAGCTGCCATTCTAGGATCTCCTAATAATTCATCTTGTCTATCTCTCCATTCTTGATTTCGCTCAGGATGGACATACCAAGGTAATTTAATAGGTAAAAATTCGTTTTCACTTGCTTCAGCCCTAACCCATGTTTGGTGAAACCAATTACCAGTACCATAAGGAGTTGAAAGTGCTATACACCCCCCACCTGTAGCAAGTGTTTGTTGGGCTGATGCCCATATCTCACCAATGTTATCAATAAAAGCAGCCTCATCAATTAATAGAAGTGAAACTGCTTCTGATCTACCTGCGTCGCTTGATGCTGAAGTAGCTTTAATTTGAGATCCATTTGTTAAGCGGAGTGTTAATTTGTTATTTTCTTCAAAATCTACTTTAAGCCATGAAGGTAAATTTTCATACATAAATTTAACCTTTGTAACCATATTTTTAGCAGTTTCCTGCTTAGTAGCTATGCAAAGAATATTTTTATCTTCATGAAAAATCATCATCCATAAAGAATAACCAGCAGATAACGTTGAAATACCTAATTGACGAGATTTTAAAATAATAGAATAAGGATTATCTTCAAATAATTTTAATACTTTTTCTTGAAATGGATATAAATGAAAGTTGATTCTACCTCTTTGTGGGTGTTGAATCATACAATACTTTTTCATAAAGTGTATAGGATCTTGAGCACACTTTACATATTCCTGCCTTATTATTTTTTTAAGATTACTCATTGAGGGAGTGTATAATCTATAACATGTAGTAGTAAAAGTATACCTACTGCTCCAGTCCAAGGTTTTTTATACCATTTATCTACTTGATTTAAATGGTTTAGATGTAAATCTATTTGGTTATTTAATAATTCTATTTCTTGATCTTTGTATAAAAGGAGATTTTCATTATGATCATTTAACTCTAGGTGGAATTCTATTTGTTTTTCTAATTGTCCAATTAAAATAGTTTTAATAGAATCTTGTGTTTCTAGAGTATCTAAAGCTAAAAAAAATTCTTCAAGTTCTATAGCAGGAATTTGAAGAGTATCTTGTGAAAAACAAAGACTAGATACACATAAAGAAAGTGTAATTAGAATTTGTTTCATTTTTTAGACCTATATTTCTTTTTAAAATCACTCGTAGTTTTTTTAGCCGTAGTAGTTTTTTTAACTTTTGCTTTTGTTTTAGCTACTTTTTTATCTTGATCTTTAATTGCCTTTTTAGCTTCTACTTTTTTAGCTTCTACCTTTTTAGCTTTAGTTTTAACTTGCTTAATTTCTTTTTTATTAGTTTCAACCTTCTTTTTAATTTCTTTTGTTTTTTTAGAAGAATTAACAACTAATAGTCCTCCTATAAAAGTTAGGGCACCCAAAATGTATTTCCATAATTTCATGACGATAAATATTATTAATTAATAGTTTTTAAAATTTGTTGAATACGTTCTTCAGTTGATCCTTTAATAGTATAAAAAATAGGACGATATTTAAATAAAAGTTTTTGAATAGTTTTGTCAATTTCATTTCTATATTCAACATTTGTTTCGCGAATTCCATTATCTTCAATATCTAATCCTTCTGGGGATATGTAAAAGATATAGTCGTATCCTTTAATAAATCTAGAGGCATATTCGTTAAAAGCATCAGCATCTATATAATTTACTTTTGCAGCACAATTAGTAAAAGCCATTACATCAATAATTGTTCTATCAGTAATAAGACTTTCTTGCATTAATTCTGTTACACGTTCAGCAAGGAATATAGTTTGTCCTTCAATTGTAGTTTCATGATTTAAAGGGATACCTAATGAATTAAGATACTTACTACGTTCAGTAGCAAAATTATAATTTTTAAATTCAGGTAATTTTTTCAACGCATTTACAAGCGTTGTTTTACCTACAGACATTGTTCCACAAAAACCTATTTTCATAATAATATTGTTTTATCCTCCTTGACGTGCTGATTCTCTCATTGCAGGGTTTTTATACCATGGAACTCCATTTCTTTCCCTTCGGACTTCTTTCCATTCTTCTTCAGTATGATAAATCCCATAAATATAATATTCTCTTAACCGTCTTACACCCTGAGGTATAAGAGCTGGTCCTTCCCAATTATGAAGTTTACCATCCCAATGGTGTAATATAGTGCCATCTGGGGTTTTAGTTCGGGTTGGTTCAGGCCATTTATTATTTTTACCCATTATTTTAGTTTATTAGTGTTTTCTTTAGGCATTGTTAAACCCCCCATAATATATTCATGTGTGTCTCCCATTTCGTGAGGTTCTTGATTATTAGCAGGATCGTTTAAAAAATCATTTACTTCTTTTTGTAATAACAATATTTGTTCTGCTACTAATGTACCTTGTGCTCCTGATACTGTAATACCCCTGGCACTTAATGCATCACCTACAAAGTGAATATTGGGGTATGTAGTTAAACTTAAATCTTGATAATTTACAAGTGGTTCAGGTGATAAATACTTTACTTCAGGTACATAAATTCCCCAATCATCTCCAAGTGTTGGAAACACTTTTTTCATATCTTCAATAAAATCTTCAATGTACTTAAAATATCCTTTAAATGCATCTCGTACTTCTTGAAGACCTTCTTTACCAATATAATGGGCTTTTACCCAATCACCTTCTGAAGTGAGGGTTTTATCTTTGTTCGAAGGGCTATAATAAAGACCAGCTTTATATTTAGCCTCAAAACGTCCTATTGCTTTTTTTCCACCTCTTCCTTCATTTGAAACTATATTATGTCTTTGTACTTTAGAAACTAATTCACGAGACCAATCAAATGGTTTATCAATACCTTTAACTTCCATTAAGATACCAAAATTAGTCATATCGTTTCTATGTTCTTCTCCTTTTTTAGCATGACCATTGTAACTATAATCACCATATGTCTCTTCGAGTGCTACATAAGCTGCATTATTGTTTGTACAGAATGAACGGAGTGATACACCTTCATTTTCAAACTTACGGTACAATTTGAAATCATAACTTACATCAATAAGTTTTTGAAAGTGTTTTTGTGGTGCTTCAAATCTAACACCAATTTGTACTGGTTTTGATTCGGTTGGTAATTCATATTGTTCGGCTAATTTTTTACCAAAGTCAATACCTGATTTACCCACACCAAAGATAAGTTTATCATATTTTATTTTATCCACTACTCCCAAAGAAACTAATTGATTATCAAAATCAATTGATGTAACTTTAGTTTTCCAAATAAATTTAACACCTTTATCACAAAGATAATCGTACCAATTTTTACCAATTTCATGTAAATAATCTGTACCTACGTGCCATACAGGGAATAAACGTAATCCAAAATATGGTTTAATAAAATCAGGTTCTGCTACAGGATTAGAACATTGTACTTCTTCTGGTTTAGGGTGAAAACGTTTAAAGTTAGTAATCACTTGATCCATTAACTCCATTGCTTTTTCATCGCCCGTATACTTAGTTAAATGACCACCTATTGAAGTGTGGTATGTAAGTTTACCATCACTCCATCCTCCAGCACCCATAAAACCTGTCATTACTTCCTCAGGTTTACGGTTATATGGATCATTACCCATATCAATGATGGTAATTTCACCATCAAAACCTTCATCTACTAATTTAGTTGCAGCATTAACACCTGCTACACCGGCTCCAATTATTACTATTTTTTCCATTATTGTATTAAGATTATGTAAATATACAAACAAAAAGTGACGTCTCCAAAGGAGACGCCACAGATGTCATGTTTTTTTTTTAGTTACGACTGGCTATGAATCAGTCTATATGTTTTTTTATTATGCGCTATATGTCCAATCACTTTCAGTTAACCCCCAATCACCATCAATTTGAGTTAAAACATATTTTAAAGCTGCTTCCTCCTGTTTATCAAATTCATCTGTAGATGTAAGTGTTAAAGATGCAAAAAAAGTATTCCAAGCATCCTCTGTTACATTGTAATTTAAACCCGCTACATAACCATTATCTGGGGTTTTTACAGGACAATTAATCATTACATTATGATAACTTGATCCATCATTTTGGTAGGTGATTTGTTCAGGGATTATTTCTAGTACTCCTGAAAGTTGTCTTTCAGCATTGTATATTACTGAGGAGTTAGATGTAAGTTTATGGGACATATTTTTTATTTTTTATCTTCAGCTACAGATGCTTTACGATATTCAGTTACTAATTTTTTAATTTCCCCTAAAGCTTTACGGGCTCTACCGTGTGCTGCTTTAGATTTACCTTCATGTTCTGCTTTAAACGTTCCGTATAAAGTTTCGATTTGTTCAAATAACTCTTGAGTATTCATTTTTTTATAATTTTTATTGTTAAATTTCCGTTACCTTTTATTACACGATGTAAATATCCACGAGGGATATCAAAACTACTATTTTCTTTAAGTTCAAATGGGATTTCTTCATCAAATTGAAACTTCCACCCATTTCCTTCTATAACTTCTATTGTTCTATCTTCTTGATCTTCATGCCAAATTAACGACATTGGATCTACGTCTTCAGTAAATGTTCTTATGTTTAAATTATCTGTATATGGGTTCATTATGCTCCTATGTCTGCTATTACATCCTTAAAAATGGTATGAACTTCTTTACCTTTAATAGCTGATTTTAGGCCATATAGTCCTCCTTTAAGCCAACTAGCTTTTTTAAGGTAAGAGGCTGCATTTCCACCTGCTTGACCTGCCATTAATAAAATTAAAACAGCATAAAGTATCTTAGCTACTTGGTCTTGCCTTTTTGCATCTTTAGTAAATAAACTAACTATTCGTCTAATAGGAGCTTGGAATGCTTTTTCGTTGTCGTGTGTCCACTTATATATATTTTTAGCTGCCTCTTCACCTTTACCCCAATCATATTTTTTAGCCATTTTTTGGGCAAATTTGGCAAGCATGTTAGCTACAGTATTAGATAATAAAATATAGCCTATAATACCTACTACACCTGCTACTTCATCAAGCTTTTTAGCTTTATCGCCTAACTCATTTTTAATAGCTCCTGCTAATTCAGTTCCTAAAGCATCGAATTCATTATCAAATGCTTTTTCTTCGGGGCCATTATCCTTTAACTCTTCTTTTAAAAGAGGGTTATTTTTTAAGTATGCTTTATAATCAAATGTATCCATTACCAAAAAGTATTCATTTTAGGCCCTAAACCGAGTGCTGGGGCATATCTTGGGAGGTTACAGCTCCAATATCCTGCTGTTGTTCTATCTTTCTTTTGATCACAATTGTGTCTAGCAGCAAATGCCTGTCGCGCTTTTGGGTCTTTAATTTTTGCTCTTAAACCGCCTGATCCAAATGAGACTTTTTTAACTTTGTCTCCGTCCATTACATAAACATAATAAGCTTTAGAACCACCACGCTTAGGTTTACCAATTGGAACTTCTTTACCTTGATATTCTGCTTCTTCTATAGCTTTAGGTATATCAAGTGGGACTTTTTTACCTTCATAAATTCCAAATTTACCAATGTCAGTATTTTCAATAAGGAATTTACTATTTTCATCTAAGCTAATAGTTTTCCATTCATTTAACATACGAGCTTCAGCAAATAATTGTAGGTATTTTTTAGATCCTATTCTAAATACATTGTCTTGCAATGAGATGCCATTATCGATGTGATATCGGAGACCTTCGCTTATAGGCGCTTTACTCTCCAGTAAAGCGATTTTAGGTGCTACATCACAGCCACCACAACCACATGAACATGGTTCTTGTGGGATTTGATAGCCCTGTATTGCTTCTTGAATGTATTGTTTAAGCATGGTTATAAATATTAATTTATTTTACTTTAATAAATTCTCCATTTTTCAACTCATAAACATTTGAGGCTCTGTATGATACTGCTTTTGTTCTAGCTATAGCTTCATTATCAGGAATACCAAACATAGTTCTATCAGATCTATATTTGGAAGTTAAATAAGGAGCATAATCTCCCTCTGGGAGTTGAGGGGGGATGAGAGTGTGGTTGGAACCTAATTCATATACACCATCCCCTACTTCTGTAAGTTTAGGGGTTCCTTGTAATATGATATTTACATTTTCTTTAGAATAATTTCCCCCATATTCAGGTCCATATATTAATTCTCTTATAAGTTCAGGACTTTTAACAGGAGCTATAAATGCTGAAGCTCTAGGGACTCCTTCAAGATTATTGTCTGAGATGAATTTTTTTAAAGCATTGTTAAATGCTTGAACCTCAGAATCATCGGCATACATAGTAAAACCACTCCACCTAATAAAATCACCAGCGTTTGACCCTTTTTTATGAGAAATAAAAACGACAGGTTTACCAGAAGTATCAATAAGATTAAAATCTGATTTAGGCATTCCTGCCTGGGTTTCGGCTCCTACTATATTAGGGTGGGTTTCATTTCCTATTTTAACAGTAATTGAAGATTTACCAGTAGAATCAAGTATGTCTTTAATAAGTTCTTTAAGAATACCCAAATTTCTATCTTCTACCACCGTACCTGATCCTGATCCTTTTCCCCCAAATTCAGTAGTTTTTAAAAGATCTCGAAGACCATAAGTTTTATCTTTATTATCTTTAAAGAATGGAAAAATATTAACATTACGTCCCCCTAAAGTTTTAATTCCCTCTTTATCTTCATTTTTAAAAACTTCAGCATGTTCAGGGTTATTAAACTGTAGTATTACTTCACCTGTTGTAGTAACAAAAGGTTTTTTGTCTTGAATTTTATTATATATAGTAGATATTCTATATTCTCTACCTGATTTTTTCAACTCACCATATTCTAAGGGGCGAAATTGAACTTCTTCTTTTAAAAGATTATTTAAAATGTTTTCTAATAAAATCATATCTTGATTATCAGTGATGTCAGGATATCCTTTTGGAAATTTGTATGAAACTTTCCTTAAAAATTTTTCTAAAACATCCATATTATAAATCTTCTACTGATTGAGGGACTGCTGGTTCTACTTCAACTTCTGTTTCTGTTTCTGTTTCTGAGAATTCATCTCCTAGATCTTCATCTGCAATTTCTTCATCTTTAGGAACAGCAGCATACTTAAATCTTAATAAACGAGCTATGGCTTCTGAGGCTTGTTGTTCTTCAGCAAGTGATTCTAGCCAATAATTTTTACCAGCTACTTGGGCGGTAAATAATTCTTTATCTCCATCTTCACCTTGGTAGATTAAATAAAAATTAGCTCCATTAACTAACATTATTCTAAAAGTAGTAGGACGGGGAGCAATCCACTGTATGTCATCTACAAAAGGTTCATATTGAAAATCAAACAAATCATCCATTATACTTTTTAATGGAGGGAACTCATCAATCATTGGAAATTTACTTTGAGCAATTTCAGGTTGATTTGTTTTATCAGCATAAACTTGTTTTGCTAATGTTTTAATTTTCGCTATGAATTCAGATTTTTGCATTATTTAATAGCTTGATCATAAGTCATTTCTTTTCTACCTTCTAATTTGGCGATTGCACTATCAATACGATCTAATTTAGCACCGTATCTATCTGCAATAGGTCCTCCCTCTGGTTCAGCTTCTTGTTCCATATCACGCATTAATTGATCTCTTTCTTTTTTAAGGAAAGCTATTTTTTTAGCGTTTTTATCACTACCGTAAGCAACTTTAACAGCATCTCCATATGCTTTACCAAAATCCCCTTTTTCACGATTTATTTTATCTGCTCTTTGTTTTACTAAAATAGGATCGTTTAAATCCATTTCTTCTTCTAACATAGCATCTATTTGAGGGATTGTTAATTCCCCATCTAAGTAATGTTTAGCTGAGATTAACATGCTTTTTGCTTTGATAATTTTTGATTGCCACCAATGGGGAAAATCAACTTCCATTCCTTTATTATCAAAATTATTTACTATCATATATAATTCAGAGGCATACTTAGCAATCCTATAAAGATCTTTTTTAAGCATATGGGGTTCATTATCCTGATGGCCCAAATCTAAATCCTCATTCATTTTGAATAAAATTTTATGACCATCAATTTCTAATTTCCCATCTTTGTGTAGTTTATCCATATCGGATTGAGACAGGGTTAATGTAGATCCTGGTGCTTCATTTATATTTTTTTCAATAGCTGCTCCTCTAGTTTTTTCGTAAGAAGAAAGTTTGCCATCTTTATTTAAATCAGCTTTTTTAGGATTTTTTAATTCTTCTAAATCAAAAGAATCTTTAAATTTCATGACGTGCTTTTCCTTTTTATTCGCTTCACCCTTAGTTAACTTACGCTCATTTTTAGGTGTTTGAGGCTTACCATGCTTAGCCAAATTAGTAGCTAAGGCATATGCTAAAGATGTTCTTTCATCTTTAGACATTTTTTCTAATTTGGTTTTTTTCTTAGCCATTATACTTCAGGTGTGATTGCGTCAAATTGAGTTTTGGAAGAGAATTTTGCAGAATTAAGAATTTGGTTTGCTAATTCTATAAATCCAGCATCTTTTGCTCGTTTAGCTATTGCTACTAATTCATCTGTCATACCCACTAGCGTAGCTTCCTCTGGGGTTGCTTCTATAGATACTTCGTCATCAACTTCTACATCATCGGTTACATCAATATCAACATCAACTTCTTCTTCTTCTTCAAGTTGAATATGATCTGGTTTTTTCTTTAAAAAAGATTTAAGTTCTACTCCAGGATCAATATTGCCACCAGCTTCTAATTGAACATAACTTGGTTTTTTTCTTAAGAATGACTTAGGTTCGGTTCCAGGGTCAATATTGCTAAGTTCTGCTAAAATCTCATTTTTAAGGTATTCCTTAAATTCAGATTTTTTCATTTTACCTTCCATTGTAGAAGTTAATTCCTTAGTTTTTTCTAATTCGGCATTAAGTTCTTTTTGTGTGTCTACTTCTTCTTTAGTAGCTTCAGACATTTGAAGTATCTCAGTTTTCAAATATTCTTTAAATTCAGATTTTTTCATTTTTTATAATATTGATAAGTTCCCTTTAGTTATGTTATTTTGAGGCTTTTTTACCCCAAGATTTACCTTTACCTTTATCTTTACACTTAGCAGCTGTTGGTCTGCAAGCTGGGTAAGAGCGTTTTTCGTCTTTTTTTCTACCACAAGATTTATAACCTGTTATTTTACCATCTTTACGAATAGGAGCATTACAATCAACCCACCCTCCTGTTTTACCAGGTGCTCCTGATCTGTTAAACCAGGTGCGTAAAGTTTCTTTAGCTTTTTCTTGAACTAAAGTTTGTTGTTCTTCTTTTAAACCTTTCCAAATATTCCCTTTACGGCATCTAACAACAGCTCCACTTTTGTATGCAGAAGGTTTATCAAATTTTCTGTCAGCAATGCGGAGACATCGATCCCGTTTTTTTTCTGCTACTACAGATTTAATTACTTCTTCTATATTACATTGAGCCATACTGTTGATAAATATATAAAATTACTTAACCTTCAAATTTTCAAGAAATTCCATACCTTCTTGGAGTTCTTTTTCAAGTTGTTCTTTTGATAAGCCTCCTCTCCAATTTTCTTTATCACCTTTTTCAGTAATATATCCATCACTAGATTCAGTAAGCTTTTCATTAATAAAATTTGTATACTCTTTTTGAATATTAGATATATGGCTGTTATGTAAACCATCAAAATATTCTTTATCTTTACCTTGTTTTTTTAATTCAGCTTCATAGTCTACAACACAATTAAGACACTTTTGGTAAGCTGGGTAAACTTTTTTATCTAAGCCATCATTCATTAATGTATTACATTCAGGACAAAATAAGGGCATTTTACCCATTTTTTTAAATTTATCCATTTTGGTGATATTTTGTTTTAGACCATTTTTAATAGTCCATTTTCTACCATTTTCTTCCCATACATCACCTTCAACACGGTGTTCGTATTTTTTCTTATAACCTACTCCTTCAGTAGTACGGGCACCTGCATCACCTGTGATTAGATTACGTGCGCGTTGTACATCTTTTTTGGTAAATTCTTTTTTTAAAACATTATCATTCATACGGAAACTTTTTATTTAATTTTTCTTTTCTTTTATTACAACCACATCCTTTCCCTGTTTTTTCAGATATAGTATCTACTACTTTTTTAATACCTGTGATTGTTGTGATTTTTTCTACCGTATCTCCCAGTCCTTTGCTTTTTCCTGTAGTACCACTCATCTTCTAAAACCTTTTATTTGTTTTTTATTAGCTATATCTTGCATAGACTTTAATAAAGTTAATCTTTTATTAATTAATCCTTGCATTAATTCAAGAGTTTCTATATCAAACTCTCCATTCACTGCTTTTATAAATTCTTTAGTTTTCATTTTTTAATTGATCTTCCCAGTTTCTAAACATTATGTTACCATTTTCATAAGCTTCACGTTCTAATTTTTCTAGATTACCATCTTCATTTGTATTAGTGGTTTGTATATTACCTAAAGTACCACTTAAATTTTGATGATGGTGAATCATTTCATGTGCAAATGAACGTAATATATCTTTGGGGTGTCTCCCCATTGTATATAAAACAATTTTCATTTCAGAAGGCATATAATATGCGGTTTTTCCGAAAATATTGCCTGCGTTTTCTTCGTCGTTATCTATAAATTCTAATGAAGGAAGCGGTTGAATATTTAAATCTTGGCCAGCCATATACTTTGAAAGAGAATCTGTGTAAGATTGGATGCGTCCTTCAAAATTTTCATTTAATTTTTCATATCCTGAGCCATAAGGAGCTGATTTTTGGTTATGGTTTAAAACTGTATTTTCGTTAGTTTTTTTATCTTTTAACCGTTGGGTTTTCTTTTTAGATGCTTCTTTACGTTTTGTAATATAATCTAACCCTCTTTTTAATCTAGATTTAACATCAGGATCTTTAGCTTTTCCATAAGCTGCTCTAACCCGTTGATGGATTAAATTAATTACTTGAGATTGACGAGCATGAGGTTTATTTTTAAATGAAGATTTATTTAAAGTATCAACTATATCTTCTTTAGTTTTAAATTTTATACCTACTGTATCAGATGGATCTTCATCTGTATAAAGTCTTCGACTGCTTCCTTTAGGTTTTTTACCTGTACCTTTTTTAGGATCTGCTTCTTGTAAAGGGGTTTTAGGAAGATTCTTTTTTATCCATTCTACCCATTTACGTTTTACGTATGCCTCTTCTTCATAAGATAGTTCGTCAGCACGCTCTAAGAAAAATTCATCTATAGCTTGTCCTAATGTAATATCTTTAGTTTTAGCTTTTTTATTTAATCCTCTTATAAAAGCAGGAATTTCATAATCAAGAGTAAGGTATTCTGGGAGGGGTAGATTAGCGTCATTTTTAACATTTCCTATTCTAACTCCTTTTTCAAAATTTTCTTGCCCAACATGTTCTAATTCGTGGCGTAAAGTATCCTTAAGTTCAGCTATTAAATCATTTAAAAATTGAGGATATGAAGAAGGTTCATAATTTACAATTAATTCTATACCATCTTTACCACCAGCGGCATCTACAAGATAAGGTGCATAACCTAATTTCTCAGATTTTACAGGGTTTAATTTAAATTCGAGGGTATATTCTATATCTCTTAAATTTCCTACTGTTTCTTCTTCATAATAAGTGCCTAAATTAGCTTTAAGTTGGTTTATTATATAGCGAGATTGCATTGTAGTTTCACCATCGTAGCTTATTTCTTGTAAAGGTAAAACAGGGGTAGAACTTAAAAAATTCTTTTTACGCATAATAGTTTTAGCAATTGCCTTGTTTGCTAATTTCATAAAAGGAATATTTATGTTAGTTTCTGTATCTTTTACTACTATTTCTCTATATTTTTGGAGGAATTCAATAAATTCTTCTTTTTCATCAGATAATTTATCAAAAAAATCTTCTAATTCTTCAATTGAAATATCTGGAAAATTTCTTGGGTCATTTAGTCTGTCAAAAAAATGTCTTCCTGATAAATCAACTTCAATAGGAGCTAACTTTCTATCGGCCATATCATCTACGAATTTTACATCACCTTTAGTAATAAAATCAGGTGTAAAATTGATCCGCTCAGTAATTACATCAGATAGCAGGTTCCAAATTTCATCTATTTCAGGAATATCTGGGAGGAATTGGATGAATGTTTCTTTATCTTGGGCTAATAAAGCTTGTCTAGCTTTAGTACCACTGACTGCTCCCGTTGTTACTATTTCTTTAACTTTAAGATTTGAATAATCTCCTTTACGAAGAGATTGAGTACGCTTCATTATATCTTGAAAATCTTCTTCATTTCCTTCTCTAGCACCCAAAAACCAATAGACTTCTTTATCAGGATTCTTTTTAGCATATGAGTATATAGCAGCTATAGGTGCTTTACCTTCAGGTGAAGCCATTACTCTTACTTTACTAGGAAGGGATTTTTTATATATATTCCAAATAGCAAGTGATTCTTCCTGGCTAATTGAATTTCGAGTTCCACTACCTACTAATATAATAAGGGCATCCATTTCAGGATTTTCTTGTAAAGCCCGTTTTACTACCTCAAGGTGGCCTATAGTAGGAGGTTTAAAACCTCCACCAAACATACCAATTACCTTTTTTCGAGAAGAATCAACTCCCTCAGGTAATAAATCTTTAATTAATTCAGCAGTTAAAAAATTCATGATAAGAAAGATTGAATTTTAGATTGTGCTTCTTCTTTAGATACTGAATTGGTAACTATATTTTGGATGAATTTATCATTCAACATAGCTTTTATTTCTTCAGCATCTTTAGCTTTTCTAGCATCAGATCGGGCTTGTTCTTTAGGAGTTTTAGGTTTAGTTCCTTTGGGAGTAAAAGGTGTAAGATATGTGTCAATTATATCTTCTAAGTCTGATATTTCTTGGTCTTCTAAGGTATTAGCTACTGAAGTAAAATTAGAACCAAATAGATCTTGGTAGGGTTTAAAGTTTTGAGTTACGTTTTTCCAAGTTTTCATTACAATACCTGGGGCTAGACTTCTGTCTTTGCCATCTGATTTCTCGTATCTGTTTTGGTTTTGTTTTAGAGAACGTTCTAAATCAGTATAAACATAAAGCATAAATACCTCATATCCTGCCTCCTCTAATTCAGTTTTTAATTTTATTGTTTGGTTATATGAAGCTCCTGTACCATCTAAAATAAATGATTCTTTATTTTTAATAGTAAATGCTACATCTTGTTTAAAATCTTTAACTGCTAAAGCCATTGCTGAAGCTCCTTTACTTCTTTCTTCGGGAGTTGAATTTTTTAAATCTAAACTAACATTAGATTGTTTTAAATTGGCAATGTATTGATCATCTACATTCATTATTTTTAAGCCCCCTAAGTCTAAGCCCCTTAAGATATATCCTTTTCCAGCTCCAGGAGCACCCGCTAATATAATAGCTTTAGGTTTACCTTGTATTTCTTGTAAGATATCGTATAATTTCACAGTAAAATGTTTACTATAAATATTACGAATTTCTTTTAGCTGTAGTTCTGAATTCTGTAAATGCAGGTTTATGTTTTGGGTTTTCAATATCAAATAAAGTACGAACTGCTTTATAGATACTTAAATTATCTTCTTGAGAACGTTTGGATTCATACATTTCCCATCCTTTACCTTGCATAGCACCTTTTTTAGGACCCCGCTTAGAAGATTTTAACCATAATACACCAGTACGATCTGCTTTTTTACCAAAACATTCTTCAAAACATTGGGCGTAAATAGCTGTTTGTAAATCATAGGTAGTTTGTAAATGGTTAGATGTTTTAAAATCTATAACCCATAATTCACCATTTATTTCACAAACCATATCACAGGTTCCTGCAATTTTAAGTTTATCAGAAAATAAATGAACTTCAGCTTCGATTAATGTAGGTTTATATTCTTCCCAAAAATCAACAAATCGTAGAAACATTTGCCATACTAAAGTAGGGTACATAGGAACACCATATTCTAAAAATTTTAATTCCTCACCATTAAGGTAAGCTTCAATCATTTCGTGAACTTGTGTACCTTCTTCACTCGCTTTTTTTACAATATACTCTGAAGCGTATCCTACCTTTTTAAGCCAATCCTCAAAAAATTTACCTTTAGGGTAATGGCTCAATACGTAAGTTACAGAGGGGTAATATTCACCATTTCGTTGGTAATATCTTCCATCTGGGAGGGTTATTTGTTTATGGTCATCAGAAATTTCTAATATACGTCCATAATGTTTTTTTAAAGTACTCATATAAATAATTTTCTACTCAAAAGCCCAGATAAAGTTAATGGAACAGACTTTTGAATAAGTTCAGTAAAACGTTTAAATCCCAACTCCCCAGGGTCTTTATCGTCCATTTCAATTAAATGAACCTCTTTCCCTTCATTCATAAACATTTCACAAAATTTTAAAGCAGATTTTATAGCATCACTATCTAATGCAATATATATTTTTTCAACCTTAGATGATACTATTTTTTTCATCAAGCTAGATTGAATATTTTTTCCTAACAGCGGGATAGCATTCCTTTTGATGGCTATGGCATCAAATGGTCCTTCACACAATACCAACGGGCTACTCCAGTTTATAAACATTTCAAATGGCACTATATCACGCGATACTGATGGGTTTTTATATTTACGGAAAGGTTCTTTTTCAAAACTTCTAGCTGTAAAGTAATTTAAAGTACCATTAGCATCGTATGAAGGGATAATAATCATGTTTTGGTATTCTCCACCTTCACAATATCCCATATTATATTTAATCATATCCTCCATTGTAACATCTCTTTTCTTTAGATAAGCTAAGGCATGGCGAGACATTAGGCTGGTAGGCTTGTCTATAAATCTAGTAAATTCTGGGGGGAGAGATAAATCATGTTTTACTATTGTTTCTTCAACAAAAGATCCCTGGGGTATTAATTTCTTGGCTTCGGCTATTTTATCATATGCCTCTGCTTTTTTAAGTAAATTAGGTATAGTTTTACCTCGAGTATTACATACCCAACAATGCCAAGGGTTATGACCCTTTTTATTTTCCGTAAAATTAACCTCTAATTTGGGTTTCTGATGTTTACAAAAAGGACAGTGATAAGCATAATTACCTCTGGATGTGGTTTTTCCTTTTCCTAAAACAGAATCAACTAGAGTTACTAGTAGGTGATTTACCATGAGCGTGAATATACGCTGAATAATTTAAATATCCAAGTCTTTGGTAAAGAACTTACCTAAAATATTATCATTATAATACTCATCAGGTTTTTCCAATACCTCTAGCTGGAATAGGTATTTAGTTTCTAGGTATGTAAGGTGTTTTTTATTAAAGCCTATTTCGATAATTTGTTTATGCAAACTCTCCAGCGTAACTTCACCTTCAGCGATTTGGTTTTTTAGATGTTTATTAGATCCATAATATTTTTTCCAATCACTTTCTTTACTCACAATTTTATGCAATGCTCTTCTCCCCCGACCGCTCTGTTCTGCTAGTTCGGATTTTTTGAGTTTTGTTTTTTTATTGTGATATAAAACCTTTTTTCCAATATATTTTTTACCCTCGGGGGTAATCACTTTATACACAAACCCAAATGTATTGAGGGGAAATTGTGATATGTCCGTGATTTCTTTTTCATTATATAACCAATTCATTATTAATTTTTAAGGATTAACTTGCTGTGCTGTTAAAGGTACTAAACCATTATTAGCACTACTTCCGGATTCCCAATACATTACTTGGAATACTGATGTAGTATCTGCATTTGAGAACATTTGAACCCCTTCATTATTATAAAAACTACTTGAGTTATGTCCTACGTTATAGAAATATCCATAAAAAGTTCTTGAACTTCCTGCTATTAATTCTACTTCTAAAATAGCATTATCTCCTACATCTAAGGTACTATCTGCTCTTAAAATAAAAGGTGTAGTTGTATCATCGCTAAGATTTTGTACTGCTATACGATTATATCCTCTAGGAATTGTATATTCATACCAATCAGCATTAACATCAAATGTAGTTGCATTTTCACTTCTAACATAAGCTGTGGCATTATTAACTGTTACTGTATCATAAGCTACTGTAATAAATCCAACCCCCTCAGAAACACTTAAACCACTAAATGTGCGATCGGCTCCATTTTGTCCAACAAGTCTAATTGATCCACTATTAGCAAGTTGTTGAGTAAACAAATAATAATAATCCCCTGCTCCTCCTGCACTTCCCGTATTTATAAAAAGTTGACCTGGTGCTGTAGGAGTTGTACCATCGAATCCAATAGTATCTGCTCCAGGATTTCCTGATGAGATTGTAGTATCAATAGTATATCCTGAGACACTTTCATCAATACTATAAACAAGATTAGGTTGAACTACTCTAATATAATTATTATCTCCATTTCCACCTGTAGAAGTACTCCCTCCAGCAGTTGAGTTATCTATACTTCCTGCAATTCCCTGACAAGTTATTGTAGCAGCTTCTCCTGAAGTTACTGTAGGGGCACTCGTAGCAAATACTGTAGCAGAATAAGTAGAAGTACCTACGGGTGAAGCTTCTCCATTAGGACATCCAATTTCAGCATCCCACGCCGTGTTATTCATTGGAGCATATACTTTAAAATCACCATATTCCACAGTAGAAAGATTTTTATCAAAAGTAATAGTAGTAGTTCCTGGGGAAGTTACTGTAGGATACCCATCACTCTCAGTACCTGGGATTGATGTATTTGGGTAAGCAAGGTTAGTAATGGGATCTATAAGACCATCTAATGCCGTAGTAAATGATGATCTGTTACCTCCCCCAATATTATATGAAGAAGCTCCTCTATATCCACTATCCGCAGCTATACTTCCATTATATTCAACTATAAATCTATCAGGTACAGAATAAGCAACTCCTATTATAGCAACATTACCTGTTGAAGTTCCAAAATTAATAGGTTGTTGGATAGGGTATCCAACTCCACCCGAATATCCCGCACTATTTCCACAATCAATAGGGGGTAATACAATTAAATTTTGTGTACCACCATCACAGTCACAGCTATCATATGTTATAGTAGATTGACCTGAAGTACTAGGGGTTATAGAATATTGATAACAAGTTAAACCACTTGTACCTGATGAACCTGAAGAACCTGAAGTACCTGAAACACCAGATGAACCTGATGTTCCTGAAGAACCTGCTATAGATATTCCTGAAGTACCAGATGAACCTGAAGAACCTGAAGAACCTGAAGTACCTGATGATCCTGAGGTACCTGATGTGCCTGATGATCCGCTTGTACCTGATGATCCTGATGTACCTGAACTACCTGAAGTACCGCTTGATCCTGATGTACCTGAAGATCCTGATGAACCTGAAGTACCTGATGAACCTGATGTACCACTTGAACCTGAGGTACCTAGAGTGGTTGATTGTGTTTTAACAATATCTCCATCTAAAACTAAAACATCAGTTTGACCTGTAGTAGTACTTAATCCCTGGAAGATTACACTTCCAGATGTTGTAAGGCTTCCACTAATTGAAATATCATAGTCTTGGGCAGCTGTAAAGGCATCTACAGATTGAGATACATGCCATGATTGTATCTTAAAATTTTGAACTACCTCATCAGTAGCAGGAATAAATATTTTTTTTAGTTGTTTAGCCATGAGATTATTTAAAATTAACTAAGAGTAGAAGGTTGGAATGAAGTATCATATGCATTTAAAGGAATTAACCCATATTCACTGCTTGATCTTTCCCAATATTGAAATTTAAAAATTTGGGTTGTGCCATAATTCCCGTTATTAGTAGATATTGAATATACTTGGGGGGTACTTGGAGTAACAATTCTTGGTAAAAATTGTCTACGAAGAGTAGCTCCTGAATCACTTGTATTAAATGAAATAAAACTAATAGTAGGACCAGTGGTTCCGGTTTGTCCCGTATTAGGAAACCATTTTGCTTCTACAATTAATTCATCGCCTGAATTTAAACCTGATCTAAAAGTCTCATCTAACCAAAATCCAAATAGGGTTGAACTAACATCATCCGTACTTGAAAGGTTTCCGTATTGAATTGTAGTGTAATAATTTTTAATAGGATATATAGTAGAAGTACTAACATTATTTTTAGGTCTGAGTCTAAATACATTAACAGCTGTACCTGCGGTAAAATCAGTACCTCCTTGAGTCGATTGATACTCGAGAGTCATGTCTAAATAATCTCCTTCAATAGGATCATTTAATAACGAAACACTTTTAATATTATAAGTAGCCCAACTTGATCCTGCCCCTGTAGCAGTATTTCCTATTACAATTTGAGACATTGAAACAGGAGTTACAACATTCATTTCTTGAGTAAAACTTCCTATATTAATTTTAATTCTACTAGTACTTGCTTTAACCCCATTATTAATTACCATTTCGTTAGCACCAGGAATATCTGTCATAAGAGCATCTATAATAAATTGATACGATCCAGCTCCTGTTAAATCGTCAGCAGTATTACTGTTATAATCAATCCGATCAACTTCTACATCTAAATAATTAGAACCTGAATAGTTAGTAGAAACTTGAACTATATTCCCTGCAGTATCTGTTCCTAGATTATAAGTAGGTGTTGAAGACACAAAATCTCCAGAACTATCATATTTTAGTAATTGAATTTGACCATTATACCCAATTTTCATCTTTTCGCTAGGAACATTAGTAGTATTAGTCCAAAAAGTTATTGCTGAAGGGGCTATTTTCCATTCCCCACTAGCATATACCCAATTTGCATTATCTGGTTCAAATTGAATTTTAGCATGTTCTATACCTGTAGCGTCATCAGGCATTTTTCCAACAATATTCCCTAAATTAACTGTGGAAAGTGTAGGAGAAGCAACATCGTTAGTTAATATTAAATTGGATTTTCCTGAGGTTCCATCATCTGCAGAAGAAATTCTTAATGTTTTATTAACATCATCCCAAGTTAACTCAGAATCTCCTGCTGGATTATCATCACCATCAAAATATAATACTTGAGTATCTAAACCTGTTACAGCTGTTGCAGATGTGCCTGAAGAACCACTAGTACCTGATGAACCTGAATTTCCTGCAGGACCTACAACTGAAGTACCTGAAGTACCACTTGAACCCGAAGTACCTGAACTTCCATTTCCTGAAGTGCCACTTGAACCAGAAGTACCTGAAGAACCTGATGCACCTGAGGTGCGTTTTTTTAATGTACCTGTAGAAGTATCAATAACTACAAAATCAGTAAGGGCAGCATCTGTATTTAACTCTTTAATACTTACTGACCCAGTTACATTTAAACTACCACTAATTGAAATATCATAATCTTGGGCAGCTGTAAGAGCATCTACAGATTGAGATACGTGCCATGAATTTACAGTAAAAGCTTGTACTACTTCATCAGTACCTGCTGCGAATATTTTTTTTAATTTTTTTGCCATGAGATTATTTATCTATGTTTATAAGTATGGTAGTATCTGTAGTTTGCGAAGTAGGAAGAGGTTGAGATAGCTTTCCTATTGCTATTAAATCTTGATTTTCATTATACAACCCCACAGTAGAAACATAAGGACTAAAGTCAGAACCCGTTACAAATCCTTTATATTGGTTACTTCCTGAAATGAGAATTTCATTTTGTCCAAAATTTTCTAATAAACTAGGATTTAATGAATAATTATATTCATTAGCTCTTATAGTACATTTATATTGAGTTTCGTATATATCAAATGATGAAGAAAAAGAACAACTAATATTTCTAGTATCCACAAAATTTCTTATCCAAGAAGGATCATTAGTAAAACTCCCAGTATCTCCTCCATAAAAATTATTCCCGTAAACATCAGCCCCATAACCACTAACAACTCTACCCGTTAAAATTGCAATTCCTTGTTCATATATAATATTACCACAATGTTCATTATCTAATAATAAATTACCTTCACCATCATCCTTTATATCATAATAAGTAGCCCCTGCAGAACCAGACCCAAATCTTATAGTAAAAGATGAAGGTTGAATATAATTTCCATATAATTTAGAAGGTACTGACAATACTCCTATTGCGGCATTTTTATCTGTTGAAAATCCCCGATCTGGGGTTAGGTTTGATTGGGGGAAATTATAAAACCGTCCACGAGAAGTTTTTAATCCCGTTAACCTATCCCCTTCAACATCAACCCCAGGTACTAAACTTGCAGTAGCAGGTGAATCCCCTGTAGCAGATGTAGTAAAATTTGAATAATAAAGCTGTTTAATAGAATCATATACTAATTTTTGATACTGAGTAGAAAAATACCCTGTAGTTGGTTCAGTAATGGTATTAAAAAATCCTTCCTCTGGGGTATTAACAGCTAAAAATCTATCTATATAAGCTTGATTTAAAGTATCTCCCAATATAATTTCTTGCCCATATATCCCTGTTCCATAAACTGTTCCCCCATAAGGGGATAAGGATTGTACACTTCTACCAATAAAAGAAAATCCTTTATTAACCCCAAATGGAGTTATAATTACATCTTGGTTTGTAAGTGTTTTTAAATAGCTCATTCATTAGAAATCTAGCTTAACTCTAACGAGTGCTTCTTTTGTAAAATCTTTAATAAGAGGTTTACTTAATTTAGCTACTGCTAGTAATTCATTTTCATCATTATACATTCCTATAGTAGTAATAAATGTCTGAGGTGCATTAATAAAATTATTATAAAGTACAGCCCCTGTTGAACCTGAAATAAACGAAGGATTTTCAGAATAATTAAATTGGCTATTTTTTGCTCTTACGAAGACATAATCAGAAGTTATATTTTCTTGACTATTTAAAGTAAAATTACCTGAGCTTGATATAGCATTATATAATGTAGCAGGATTATTATCTGTTGTATTAGAGTTATATAAAGTATTTAATCCTACTCCTCCTCCACTTGATTCTAAATTTAAAGCAGTTGCATTTAAAATTATAGTTCCAATATCTGGGAGGAATAATCCATAAGAACCTGATGCTGTCATGCCATTAGCAACAGCATCTGAAGGGGTTGCTCCTGTCCCCACAGCTTTTCCTGCTGATCCTGATACTATTTGGAATACTCTTCCTGCTTCATTAAATACAGTAGTTGAAACATCATTGCTATTATCAGTTAACCGTAAATCAAAGTTTCCCCCTGCACTTGAACTCCTAATTAATAAATCTAAAGTTCCAGGAAAGATACTACCTTTGTATTTACTTCTTTCTATAGAAAGAGCATAAAAACTTTGAGTAACAGGAGTTACCCCACCAAAAATAAATTGATTATTTTCATCTCCTAAAACAATATTTTGCCATTGTCCATATACAGTAGAAGTATAGGATTTACCATCAATTCCAGCATCATATAATAAAGATCCAGAACCCGCAGCATCACCAAAAGCAATATTAAATTGTATTTCTGCCGCTGTTTGAGTAGAACCCGTTTGATATATATTTAAATAATAATTTCCACTTGTTGAAGCTACTTGAACTGAAGAAGTATTAAAGCTAGTTAATGTAGGGACATTACCAGTCCAAGCACCTGCAGTAACACTATCAGCACTAATTAAAAAGTCGTCAGGAGAAAGTCTAGTAAATGACATTATGCGTTAGTTTTTGTAATTTTTATTGGGATGGTAATTCTAGCTCCACTATCTCTTCCTACAATTTGTAAAGTAGTATTTAATTCAGTATTTGATCCAAATAAAGTATTCACTGTAGTAGCTGTCATGTTAATAGTTGTGCCAACAACTGTACTAGAAACATTAGTACCTAACGTTTCTGTTTGGTTTAATGCTACAGCTCCTTCTGTTTGAATTCCTACACCGTTAAAGGTATTTAATACTCTAACATCTGCTATAGTAGCAGTATAACCATTAGCTTCAAATACTTGGTTATTACCTAAGTAATTTAAAGTTTGTGGTGTAATTGCTAATGAAGCACCTTGTTTTAAAGTAACTTGAGAAAAACCTAAATCTAATACAGGCATTTTAGCTGTACCTCTAGGTAAAGTTACTAATTTATATCTTAAATTTTGAGTAGTTTCAGGAAAAGCCTCTAATAAGGGCATGTTTTCTATAGCTTGACCATAAAAAGCACTTCCTGAAGGGTGAGTTGGATTATATAAAGTATAATCAATTTCATCATCTGAAAGAGCAAATTGAGTAATTCTAAAAGAACCATCTCCTCTTGCTAAGAGCTCTCTACCTTTGTTTGTTAAGATAGCATCTACTGTTACTACCGAATTATTTAAATATCCCATTGTTTATAAATATGTGGTTATAAATATTATTATTTTTAAGTTTCGTTATCTGTTATTATTCCTCTTTCTTTTAAATTAAGAATTATACTATCTAAATTTTTTCTTAATTTTTCAGTAGGATATTCTGGTAAGATAATACCATTAAAGCCAGTTGTTCCACCTATTTTTTTAACATCTAAAATTATATAAACAGGATTGGTAACATCTACTTTATGTAAAACAAAACTATTTAAAACTAGGTTATAAGGTAATACTGAATTAAGCCGTAATTTTAATCTTCCATCAGCATCATCTGAGGGTTCTATTACTTCATAAATTGTATAATCATTTTCTTTATTATAACCAAACCTAATTCTATCACCTGGGTTGACAATAAAAGGTATAGTTACAGGGGAGAAATTAAACCCTGGCTCTAGTGCAGCTTGAACATTTTGGGAATTTTGAGTATTACCATAATTTAAAGAAATTTCATCTGAAGCTGTTACCCAAAAATTATCGCTATTAAAAAAGTTAGGGTCCTTACTCCAAAATGGTAAATTAGTAGCGGGAGCAGTGGTTTCTGGGGTTTGGGAGGTAATTTTAAAGTTAAGATAATTAATTTGTAATTGACTTGTAGCTCCACTTGGTAAATTCATAGTTATTTGAGCCTTAAATGTTCCACTAATTAATTCTTCTCTAGTAATTGGTATAGTATGGGTAAATGATTCTATGTAAGGGACACCTGTAGCCGGTGCTTCTTCTAAAGAAAAAGGTAGGGTATTTCCAATTACACTTCCATCTTTTGTTAATTCAATTGTCCCTGAGACAGCCTCATCATTCCAGCTTTCTAATTCGGTACTTATTGAAAATACTACATTTTGAAGTTGATCTGCAGGAGAAACATCTAAAGCAGTCGTAGTATAAGTACCTGCAGTTGCATCTACAGTTGCTATTATAGCTTCTGGAGATTGAGAGGGTGTATTATAAGTACTAAATGAATTAGCCCCATCTCCAATAGTAGCTGCTCCTTTATTTAACCAAAATAAAGCCCTTGGGGTAGCATTTGTATTTATATCACTATTAAAATTAAGAGAATTAATATTAGCCCCTTCACTAGATCCTGTTTGTGAGTATAAAATAGGTTCTTGTTTACCAATTGCTGCAATTTTTTTTCTCCCTACTAATTGACCATTTACAGCACTTGCAGCATCATTTCTAACAATTACGTTTTTCCCAATTTCAAAATTTTGATTTAAATTAATCAAAGAATCATAATCCTCAGAAGGCTTACTTACATTACCATTTTCATCAACCAAATAAGTAATAAAATAAGCAGTTTGATCTATAATTTCAGGCCCTGTTCCTCCTGCTCCAATAAATACTGCAAAATAACTTTGGTTTCTCTCAGCAACTGGTAAACCTCCTAAAGCTCCATTTACTGGGCCTAAAAAATTATTCAATTGTTGTTGTTCAATTGAAGTATTAATTAAAGTTTGGGGTTGTGAAGATGGTGCTTGTGGCATTATTTATTATAAATATTAAAATCTGTTGAACTATTTTGGCTTCCATCATACCTACCATTAGACCAACCCATTTGAGTATAATTTGAATCTTGGATAAAAGCTTTTGGTGCAGATCCACTATATAGTAATCCAAAATTAGTAGGAATTGTACCTCCTGTATTGTAATCTATCTGCATAAAAGTTTGAGAATATTGGGGTGTATCAACATTTCCAAAAACAGCATTATAATTAGACCAATCGAATTCTTCAACTTCAGGATTAATATTAATTAATATAGGATTAGAGACTTGAGGAGGTTGTATAGTAGATTGATTAATTTCTTCTGTTACTTGAATAATAGTAAAAGACCCCCCAAATAAACTAAAATTTACTCCCCCAAAATAATATCGACCCCCAAAATTATCATTTAAACTACTTTGGGCGCTAATAGTTTGGGTACCTGCCCCAGTTATATTAATTACATTTAAAAGTTGTATTCCATAGTTTTCCCAAAGATTAATAGGAATCCCTTCTACCCAAGCATCTACACTTCCTTCAGGTATTAAAACTGAAAGATAAATAGGTGATCCCACTATACTACTTACAGTTATACTAGAGGTTACAGATGTAGGGGTATTTGCTAAATTAAAATCTAAAAGATCAGTAGCATCATCATAATACCCACCCCCATTTCCACCTGCAACAAACAATCCCCCATCATTATCAGGATTCCACACTGCTACTTCTAATTGATTTAAAGTTTTAGACACAGGAGATTTAAATAAGTTAAGATCTAAATTTTTAACATTATTAAGTGAAGAAGTGTTTTCAACAGGAATAACTCCCATTAAATAACACCCGTCTTGTTCTTGAGTAGTTAGAATATTATATTGAGTGGGGCCTATATCAGGATAGTTTAATATAAGATTATCTGCGGCATTTAATTGAGATCCAAAATCTTCCCCATCCTTATCAATTTTATTAATTTTAAGATATTTTACCCCTTTTGTTAAAGTTTGTCCAAAATCTGGTTGGATTGGTGGTGCTGCTGCCATTTTTATTTATTTTTATCCTGAAGTAAATGCTGATTGTTGAGGGCCTGGAGAGCTTCCTTCCCCAGTATCTAAGAAACTACCAGTATCATACCATAAATATATTTCTCCTTGTTTTGGTATAGAACGTGCATTCAGAAATGGAGTAGATGGAGTTACACTACTACTATAAAAAATAATATCATAATTTATTTCTAAAGTAGAAGGTTTTTTAGCCGTGTTTTCATCATTCAATTCTCCTGTAGTAGCTATAAATTCACTACCACTAAACTCACCATCATAAAATTCTTCTTGAGTAGTATGAACTATAATTTGGGGTCCTACAGGTGTATCTACTGAAGATGACCAACTTTGAGTTACAAAAGGAGATATTGGATTAAATAATGACTGAGATTGAAAATCAACACTCTCAGGACTATTTGCTAAAGTATTAACATTATTAAACCCACCCCCAGTACTACCACTAATAAACCCTGATTCTATAGATCCTGTATAATAAGGTTCTGAATAAGATACCTCAGGAAGGGGAACTCTATTTCTTTCAAGTAAATGTTGTTTAATTACTACCCCTGAAGCTAATGAAGTACTAGCTGGGATAAAATCTTTAATCATTTTAAATAAAGAATTATCAAAATATTTAATAAGTCTTATATAATCAGTCCAATTATAATTACTAGAATACTTTTCAAAGTAAGTATCGCGTAATTTATCCAATGCAGGATATGAGGTGACAGACTGCGACAATAACCGGGGGTCTCCGATATAATCCCCTATATTAAAGTATCCTAGGGAAGCATTAATGTCATCATTGATTTCATTTTGTGGTGAAAATGCAACTTCAACATAATTTACATCTCTAGTATAAGCACTACTACTTTGTGGGTAGTTTTGTTGAATACTTCTATAAGGAGATAAAGTACTCCCAGTAGCAGGTAAAACTAAATCTTGACTTCTAATCTTTTCAGAAATACGATTTTTAATACCTACAGCAGGCTGGTCATAATATATAACTTCAGTTTGAGGATAAAATATCACATCAGAATTAACAGTATAATTACTAGTACTATTAAAAGAATTAGTTACATATGAACCTGTTATCTTGGGATGAATTGAAGTTAAAGTACCTGTACTAGTACTTAATTCACTACCTAAAGGAGCCCTAAAAATAAGATTATCAGCAGATGATGATGGATGAGTACCTTCAATAGAATAGGGGTTCATTACATAATCATGAAATATATTTTCACTTTGAGTTACATTGTAAAATCTTATTTCTTGAAATGATCCTGTTAATCCATAATAAGCATTTCCTCCTAAGGTAACACTATTATTATTATTATAGGGAAAATTAATTGCTGCGAAGATGGGGTTAACCCATGCTGCAAATGTGGTATTTACAATACTGCTAGTAGTAAATCCTATTTTAAAACCATCATTTCCATTATATATAGAATTAGCTGCTCTTAAAACTACATTAACATTATCACCTGAAACTCCTTCTCCCCTGGCAACATGAACACCCCACCAATTTCCGTCATAAAAAGGTGCATCAACACTAGTAAGTTTAGTTGTACCATCCCATAAAGATAAAGCAGCATAATCATTAGAAGCTGATGGGATTGCTCCTGAATATGATGCACTACTATACCCCGAACCAGTATAGTCTAGAGTTAAATAAAAATTACCAGCTCCTTCATTAAAAGAAACTATACTATATTTGTCTTCTGATGGTAAAATATCTCCTGCTTTAAATCTAAAAAACATAGACTCAGGATTATCATCATAACTATTCCAATCTGAATTTACATTCCAATTTATTTCTATATGATTGTTATTAGAAGAACCACTAACATAAGCAGCATAATTAAATTGATTTTGGAAATAATCCCAATCATTTGTATTATCTTTATCCTTTCCCCCAAATTCAGATATTCTCAAAATTGTGTCAGGAATACCAAAACAATTAATAAGAGCTCTTAAACCAGCTACAGTACCTTTTTTATTTAAAAGATAAGGTAAATTATGGTATAAACGTTTATAAGTAGATTTATTTATATTTTCTAAGGGATAGGCATCATTAGAAGCAGTAACATAGTTAGTAATTACTTCTGAACCTGTGGGGGGTAATAAACTTCCTGAAGCATTAATGCCTAATAGAGCAGAATATAAATCATCTGATGAAAAATTATTTTGGTATAATTTTAAGCCTGCTCCCCTTAAAGCATCTGCTACTAAATCTTTAGAAATACCATAATCTAACCTATTATCATTATTAAATCTATCAGTTAAAGTGTTTATATAAGAATATAATATATCAAAATGTTGACCTATCATATTTAAAA